CGATTACTGCGCCGAGTAAAGTTGCGTATGCTGGGTGTATATCAGCGACAATAGCCAACGCAACGGTAATACCTGAAGCGGCAACTGCTCTTAAATAAGACTTAATTGCTGCCTTATGCTTTTTTGATAGTTTCATCTGTTCCCCCTAGTAATGGGATATTGAAAGGTTTCCCATTTTGATTTGGTTTAAAACTTATGTGTATATGTGTTTTGTGTGGATTTATGCCCCGATATTTAACCCAACGCCAAAAAGATTTTGCACTTGCAATTTTGCCCATGTGAATTATATAAAGAAAGCGTCGATCACCCTGTTTTGCTGCAAGTCGAATTTGATCTGCCAAATAGATACTAATTCCTTGTTCTTCAGATAGGCGAGCGTCAATGTCCAAAGCGCAGACTTCCCCTCGTTCATTGGGGTTGTGTTGACTAACTCGAGACTGGTGACGCAGATCACCAATCCATCCATCAAGACGCTTGGAACGATTTGGGAAATTATAATTAGTTTGTTCCCTAAATTGTTCAGCGGCTTTAGATAACCAAGGCTTCATTAGCCAAATAACAATTTAAGTTCATCAAGAGTTAAACCCAGACGATCAGCAATAACTTGCTTTTCGGCTGCCTTTGCTTCGGCTTCGGCTTTAGCATCTGCCTCTTGTTTTGCAATTTCTTTTAGAAAATCATCACGCTCTTTTTGCTCAGCATCAGTCATTTCTCTTTCAATTGTTTCGCCTGTTAAAGCATCTGTTATTGTTATTTTATCTCTAGCCATTATTTCGCCAATCCATAGACTGTATATGTGCCAGTTAAATTACCATTAGCAGTAAATCTAACACCTGTATAAGTTGCAGCAGCATTTATAATTCCTGCATAAGTAGCAATACCATTGCCTGAACCGTTACCCAAAGATGATATATTTGCATCTTGTGAACTGTTACCAACATTTGAAATGTTTATTGTAAAATTTTGTCTTGTATTAGATGCAACAGTTGGGGCAATTGTAAATTTAGTGTCGCTGTTATTGGCATACACCGTTGAAGTGCTATCATTTTTTGCAGACCATCCAGCACCAAAATAATCAGAAGTTGAAACTAATGTATTTGTGCCAGTTTGCCATTGCATATACATTGCACCGCCACCGCTATTACCTAAAGCATTTAATACAATAATGTAATTGACATAACTTGAAGTAAAGCATTGATCTATCTGAACTGAAGCAGACGCTGAAAAATTGGCCGTCACAATTTTAGTCAAACCGCTTGACGCAGAAACAGCACCATCCGATTTGTAAAATATAGCGGCTGATGCGCTAGTAAAATATAAATAGCCGCCTTCATATTGATTTAATGCCAATGAAGAATAAGTGTTAACTGTTGCAGTTCCGGCAGTAATAGTGCAAACACCCGCACCCAAATTTTGAATAAATACGGTGTCACCGGCTGCGAATAAAGAAGTATTGACTGTAATAGTTGTTGCACCTGCGGCGTTCATTGCGACAGTTGTACCGGCGTCGGCTGCTACTAAAACATAACTAGCGGTTTTAGCGGTAGCAGAACCCCCGCCCATTGCAGTCTGCTGAAGGCTCGTCATTTGAGCAGCGGTAAGAACCTGCCCTGTCGTAAAAGTCTGTTTTGCCATGTTTTCTCCTTAGTGTCTAATTATATCTTAATAAGCCAAAATATCTTCATCCAAAAGCCCATAAGTGCTATTGTCTAAAATAAAGCCATCAGTTATAGGCTCAAGGGTGACAAAATTAGCAATAAAAGAATTTGGGCTAATTTCCCAGTTAACCCCTTGAATTTGCAAATTTTTAACAATGGTAGAGCCGTCGGGCTGAACATTGGTAATTATTACATTGTCAAAATAATCTAAATTCAAAATTGTCGCATTTGGCACTAATGGGTCGTTAAGGTCTATCGTCATGCGGTCTATACGGATTGAGGTGCTAGCCCTAGTTCCCACATATATGGCGGCTATATCTGCTGCCGCTAAATCGGTATCAATGACTAAATCGTCAAAATTAACTACATGAGGAAAATACTGAGCAACCGAAACTGTATCTGAATAAGTTTGAGGTGAGCCACCAACACGAGTAACAGTTGATTGATTGACAATCAATTTATCATCAAAAGCAAAAATAAGATTTTTATATGGTATCCCAGTAGTTTGGTTAAAAGCAATCGGTGTTGCACCTGCTGAAGATATTGTGTTTGATCTATTTTTAAAAACTGCGTTGCCTTCGGGGTCAATGTAAAAAGCCCCTTGTTCTGAAGTTTCAACATTTTTTAAAGTGTTTAAGGCTGTTCTTGTTGTTGCAGGGTCAGCCTGAGTTAAAGAATTTCCGGTATCTAAAATTCGCATAGATATTGGATAACTTACTGTATCAAGTATTTTATCAATTCTAGTGCCAGTATCTTGACCTGCTGCTGAACCTGTAACTGACGTCAAAGTTGCCATAGCAAATAATCTAAATGCGTCACTTGCTTTTATATCTACATAAGATACGTTTTCGGCTTGATCGTAAGTATAAATATAATCAGTTGTGTAACCACTAAATAAATAATAAGTAGAGCCACCAAAATCTGCGGATATGCGTAACTTTCTTAAAGGTGTTAAATAACCATATAAATCAGAACTTGGGTTTTGAGGATTAAAACGACCTGTTGGGTCATAAATTCTTACCGAACAAGTGCCAGCCTCGTAAGTATCTCGGCTTATATTTCTACCTCTATTTATAGCAATACTACGAGTTATGGAAGTTAAATCTAAAATTAAAGACGTTGTGGTTGAACCATCAGATAAAATATCTGTTGAACCTAAAAGGCTTTGATCTAAAATAAATGGATTACCAAAAGTTGCCCCCGAACTAAAATTTAGGCTTACGTTTAATACTGGTAATGACATGTTATCTATTAGGGTTAATAGTTGAGAAAGAACCCGAGGCAGATGAGTTTAAAAGACCATTGCGCAATTCATTTAATAAACTTTCAGTTGCGCCGTTCACGGTAACATTTATGACTTGACCGTTTTTATCTAAACCTTGACTTATGTAATACTGTTCAGCCTGAGCCTGTAACCTATATGACATTGCAGCCATAATTGCTTCTGATTGGGCTATGGTTGCCGGTTTATTTTGTAATGCTTCTAATTGTTTTGCGCTCATTTGTTGCTGAGGGTTAATATCTGCAAACATAACACCATTTTTAGTAAATGGTGCGGCTATATTTTCAAGCCTTGAAGCACCTTCTTTGGGTGAATTTATCAAAGTTATTAACTTTAACATTTTTAATAATTGTTCTAGTAAAATGTCAATATCTTTAGACCAACCCTCAAACGGATATAAACCTTTAGGCAATTTAGCAATAGCCTCGGCAAGGTTAGTAGTTTGTAATTGAGATTTAACTAATTCAGTTGCTAATTTACCTGCCTCGGTTGCGTTTTCTTGCAATAAAGCCAGTTGTAAAGAAAGCCTTAATTTTTCTTGATCTGTAATTTTATTCTGAAGGGCAGCATAAATTTGTATTTGTTCTAAGTCAAAAAGACTAGATATTTTTTCTAATTTTTTGCGATCTTCTTCAATTTTCTTTTGAGCAGTCTGTAATGCTTTTTCTTTAGCAATAGCCTGTTGTCTTGTTCTAAGTTGTTTAGCCGCTTCTTTCTGTAATGCCTTTTCTTCTTTTTGTAACTGAGTGTAATCAAACTTCATAGCCATAGGGTCAAATGGCTTATCAAAGTTCATCTTATATTGAAGAATAGGTGAGTCAGACGGTGTAGTTAAATTCTGTAATCCAGTCTTCGTGACTTTGATAAATCTGGAAACATTGTTAATAAGTCCAGCCAATTTATTACTGATTGTGTCAATGCTGCTGCCGTATTTGTCAGGGTCTCCAAATGCGTCATCAAGGGCTTGAACTAAAGCACCGCCAATAGTCTCTTTGGCATCTTCAGCCTTGGCAGCAAGAATCGCCATCTTGCCAGCAAATGAGTCTGCTGCTAACGCTGCCTGACCGTTAAACTTTTTGGCTAAATAAGTTGTGACCTTATCCAAATCCATAGTCTTTAATTCAGCCTTAGTTAAGCCAATGTTTAATTTACCTAATGCGGTGTTTTCTCCAAGGGCAGCCTTGCTTAATGCGGCTGTTACGCTTGCAAGATCGCGCCCAGTTCCTGCGCTAGTATCTAAAGCAACTGACAATAATTGTTGTGCTTTTCTAGCATCTAAAGTCGAGTTAACTAATTGAGTAAATGCAGGTCTAAGTTGATCGTCTAAAACGCCAGTCTGATTTTGTAAGTTCTGAATAAATCCAGCCGTACTTAAAACAGCATAAGATTGACCCAAGTTCTGCAATGTCTTGCTTAACTGATTTGCTGCCTTCTCATCCTCAGCAAATGCCTTAACTGCGTTCTTACTAAATCTAATTGTTTGAAATACACCAAAAGCCAAGCCAAGGGCTTTAGCACCTTTAGTTAATGTACCTAATGATTTGCTAGCAGCCTTAGCCCCTTTGTCAACATAGGTACTAACAATAGGAATTTCAATGCCGGTAGCACTCATGCTGCTAGTCCAATCTTTCGTTTGATGCTTGAGTTAAATGTAAAAATTGCTTTATCAATAGCCTTAAAAGTCGCCTTTGTAACCTTGCCTTGATCTCTTGCAAATGCCGCATAGAGTAAGCGTCCTTTATTCTTACGCCCTCTACCAATGCTTTCTAGTTGTGCTTCCTGATCGATAGAGTTAACAAAGTGATAACCAGCAAAAGGGTTGTTGCTATTGTAGTTTCTAGTTGCTCTTGCAATCTTCTTGCCTTTGTAAAAGTAATAACCCTCAGTACCTTGAGTTGGTGTATTTTGGTAAATTGAACTTTGAACTGGTGCACGACCATCAGGGTTTTTACGACCTGCGGTTTCATAGATAGCACCTGCGGCAGAACGATTTAAAAGTCTATAAGTGTTGACAAATCCTGAACGATTAAAGCGAGAACGTCCAATAGAATAAGTTAAACCTTTTCTAATTACTTCAGCGTTGTATTTAGGAAATCCTCTAGCCTTGCCAGCAGTTCTAGAAACAACTTCTTTACCTTGGTCTTGCCATCCACTAAGACCTAGGATTTCGTTAGGAACTTTACCTTTAGCATCTTCAACAACTACACGCATTGCAGCGCGTATCTCTTTGTTCATTTCTTTGTAAAGGTCAGGCGCGAATTTCTTTAAGGCTTTTTGAACCTCAACGATACCTTTTACCTCTACTGGCATTTTCCACCCTTTTTGATCTATCTTTCATATACGCCAATGTTGCTAAAAACATTGACCTATCCATGTTAATAAACTCTGAGTGCGGTATGCCAGTCTCAACTGCTAGTTGTGCAATTAAATACGTAAGGTCATACCGCGTTACCCATTTGGGGAGTCAGCATCCAAAATCTCTACTTTTGCTAGAGTTTCTAAATACTTGTCTCCAAATGGTGCAACTGTTACTCCAGCCCGACGCTCGGCTTCCCATGAAAGCCAATAGACGTCTGA